TTCGTGTCTTTGCAATGGTGGACTATTGGACTCAATTTGCATTGAGACCTTTACATGATTGGATCTTTTCAATCATTAGACTTCTCCCTTCTGATGCGACTTTCGATCAGCAGGGCTCCCTCGAACGCTTTGTTCGACGGGGTTCGACTACTTATTTCTGTTATGATCTAAGTAGTGCCACGGATATGATTCCGACATTAGTCTACCGGAGCATTCTCTCTCCCGTTATCGGGTTAGAGATGGCCAACCTTTGGTTGTCTATTTTGGTAGATCGTAACTTCAGATTCAATGTATCTAAGAGAAATGCGTTTGAAGGGTCTAATTGTGTCCGGTATACCCGGGGCCAACCTATGGGTGCTCTTTCTTCTTGGGCTTCGCTCGCTCTGGGCCATCATTATTTGGTATTCGTAGCTGCGATGTCTACCGGGAATTTCACCCATAATGAATGAGATATCTTTACCAAGTACTTAGTGCTCGGTGATGATATTGTCATTTCGGATCCATCTATTGCAGAAGAATACCTGAAATTGCTCAATCGACTCGGGATTCCAGTTGGACTACCAAAATCTTTTGTGTCGAGGAAAGGTTTCCTCAACTTTGCAAATCAATCCTATTTAGGATTGGATAACGTTTCTCCTTATAGTTTCAAAGAAGAAATCGCTATTACGTCGAGTAGCGCCCGTAGAGAAGGAGTCCTACGACAACTTCTTAGAGGATGGTTTGGATCTACAGAGGCTGACCAATTTAACCCTTGGTCGCATTTGGAAAATTCTACCGTTCTTCGAAATCTTATTCCTAAGATTCTCCGAGCGTCTCTGAACCCATTCCAATGGGGCTCAGAGTTACCTTACCTACTGGCTGGACGGTTGTCCAGACCAGCACTTAAGGCTTTACTTACCTTACTAAGTCCATCTCTGGCGTGGTTTAACCAAGCAGAGGGTTTCTTTAATGTGGCTGCATTTGAGCTCTGACTTTATGTCATCCAATCTATTCGAAAGTATAGCACAGGTCTCGGTCTCCTTGCAAATATTAGAAATAGTAACAATCCTCTTAAGTTGGATCCAGAGGCCCTATGGGTAACTCTGGATAAACTTATCGATCTCGTTAGAGCCGAGCTTATTACCTTTAGTGATAATATGCAGAAGGTTATTACCCTCAAACCTTCTAAAGGTTGAGGTAAAGAGTTAGGCTTAGGACCACATACTATTGCAGAGTTATTAACTCCGGCTACTAGTACATGGTCCGAGGCCTTGATACCGG